AAATGCTGGATTTGTAATTCTAAGGGCAACGTTTCATATCTTGTTAAGCGATTTGGCACAACAGAAGATAGACATCAATGGGAATTACTTAATCAAGAAATTGATATGTCTTCTATAGAATCACTCTTTTCACACCCACCAGAAGATAAAAAACAGGTAATTAAACTTCCTAAAGAATATTTTTGTTTGGCCCGTAAAGACAAACCATACTCAGCAAGAGAACCGCTTTCTTATCTTATGAGTAGGGGTATTTCTTCTGCGGATATTCTTTACTATAAGATTGGATATTGTGATATGGGAAAATACCGCAGACGAATTATTTTTCCGTCCTTCGATGTTGAAGGTAATTGCAATTACTTTTCAGCACGTACCTATGGAAAGGATTGGTTAAAATATAAAAACCCTCCTGCAACAAAAAATATTATTTTTAACGATCTTTTGATTGACTGGAATAGTCCGGTCACTTTAGTAGAGGGCGTTTTTGACGCAATAAACATAAAGAACTCTATTCCTATTTTGGGATCAACCCTAAACGAAAACAGTTTACTTTTTAAAAAAATTGTTACCAAACAACCAAGGCTATACCTAGGTTTAGACAAAGATGCATTAAATAATTCTTTACAAATGATTTTTTCTTTATTACAATACGGAATAGAGGTTTATTTATTGGATACATCTAGGATAACCGATATTGGTTCAATAACGAAGCTTGAAGCTGAAAAACTAAAACAAGATTCGCAACCAATGAACACAGAAAATATTTTTAATATTTATTGGAGTAATTAAATGGCTAAGATCGCCCATATATCAGATACCCACATTCGCAATTTGCGATATCATAAAGAATATCGCGAAGTGTTTGAAGCGCTTTACGAGCGCCTGCGAGAAGAAAAAGTGGATTATATTATTCATTGCGGAGACATTGCACACTCTAAAACACACATCTCCCCAGAGTTTGTGAAATTATGTTCAGAATTTTTAATTGGGCTTTCTGGAGTTGCTCCAACCTATATAATATTAGGGAACCATGACGGTAACTTAAAGAATAGCTCTCGTGAAGATGCTATTTCTCCTATAGTTAGCGCTCTAAAACTACCTAACTTACATCTTTTAAAGAACTCTGGGGAGACTTCCATTAATGATGAAATTACTCTTAATGTACTTAGTGTCTTTGATCGCAGCGGTTGGATTAGTCCTACTAACACCGATAGGATTAACGTGGCTCTTTATCACGGATCTATATCCAATTGTCAAACGGATTTGGGATGGGTTATGGAAAACGGAGAAAACGATATCTCCATCTTCGAAGGTTTTGATTTTGCCTTCCTCGGAGACATCCATAAAACCAACCAAGTCCTTGATAATGAAGGAAGAATAAGATACTGCGGTTCGACAGTACAGCAAAATTTTGGGGAAACCAACGACAAAGGTTTTCTTATTTGGGATATCAAAAGCAAAGCTGATTTTACAGTTAGACATGTTGTTATTCCTAACCCCAAACCGTTTATTACCATTCGCCTAACAAAAACAGGCCGTTTGCCCAAGAATGTCCAATGCCCTCCGGGTGCGCGTTTGAGATTGGTTTCAGAAAACAATTTACCTTTACATGTAATGAAGCGAGCAATTGAAACAGCACAACATCGTTTTAAAGTAGAAAAAGTTACATATCTTAATCGCGCTGCAGGAGAGCGAGGGGATGTCTCCCAACATACCAATAACCTAGCGGTTGACAACCTTCGTGATGAATCAGTACAGAAAAAACTAATTAAAGAGTATTTAAAAGATTATGAACTTACTGATAACCAACTGGAAAAAGTTTACAATTTAAATAAAAAATATAATCAAGTTATTAACGAAAGCGAGGAAGTTAATCGAAATACAAATTGGAATATATCAAGTATAACTTGGAACAATCTATTTAATTTTGGAGAACAAAATAGTGTTAATTTTGCCAACTTAACCGGGATTATTGGAATTTTTGGTAAAAACTATTCTGGCAAGTCTTCAATAATTGACAGCTTGTTATATATTCTGTTTAACTCAACAAGTAAAAATGAAAGAAAAAATCTTAACATTATTAATCAAAATAAGGAAAACGCTGTTGGGAAAGCTGTTATTACGATTGGTGATAAGGAGTATACGGTTGAAAGAAAAAGTGAAAAGTACGTTAAGAAGCTTAAAGGCGAAGAAACACTAGAAGCTAAAACTTCAGTCGATTTTTATGTTCGAGATCTTATCACAGAGAACGTTCAAATTCTAAATGGCACTACAAGAAACGAAACAGATAAAAACATTCGTAAATATTTTGGAACCCTAGAGGACTTCTTGTTGACATCAATGTCATCTCAGCATGGTGCTTTGCAGTTTATCAGCGAAGGATCTACCAAGCGTAAAGAAATTTTAGCAAAGTTTTTAGATTTGGAAGTGTTTGATAAAAAGTTTAAACTAGCAAAAGATGACGCAACCGATTTAAGAGGTGCTCTTAACCGCGTTGAAGAAAGAAATTACGATGAAGAAGTTTATGAAATTGAAAAACAATTATTGTTTTTAGAGAGTGAGACTGACACACAAAATAAAATTTGTGAAAAACTTAATAAAGAGATAACTAAATTAAACACTGGCGTTATAACGTTACAAAACAAAATTAACAGTATACCAGCCGAAGTTATCGACATAAAGAAGATTAATAAAAAAATTAAAGCCAAACAGAACACAATTGAGGGTTACTCTATTTGTATGGCCGATTGTGATGAAAAAATCACCCAAAATAAAGAAACTTTAAGCAAGATAACGACTTTTGAAGAAAGTTTTAAGGTAGATGAGTATAAAGAAAAGAAAGAGCATATAGAACAAATCTGTGATGAATTAGGAATTATTGATAACGAACTCAAAAGTTCTAATAAACTTATGGAGATTAATCATAAAAAAGTTTCACTTTTGAGTGAGGTACCTTGTGGTGACAAATATTCTACATGTAAATTCATTAAAGACGCTCATGAGGCAAATGAAAAGTACATCAATCTAAAAGATAAAGTAAAAGAACTTAACGAGCAAAAACGAAAAAAAGAAACAGAAATAGAAAAATCAGAACAAGATAAAGTTGAAGAATACTTAAAAAAGTATAAGTTAGTAGTAGAAAAAAAGTCAGAAGCCGAAAAACGTGTTTTGGAGCTTGAAGTAGAAAAAGGAAGTTTTAAAAATAAAACATTGACAGAGCAAAAAGAACTTAGAGAATTGTTAAGCAAAAAAGAAGAGTATGAAGAGAATAAAGAATTAATTGACAATAAAGAGATTTATACTTTAGAATTAACAAAAGTAAAGAAAGACTTAACAGTAAAGAAAAAAGAAAAAAAGAAATGCCAAGAAAACCTGCTAGAATATTATAAAGAGCATGGTTCGCTGGAACAAAAAATTAAATCTTTAGAAGAGAAAAAACAAGAGGTCATAAGCTTACGAGAAGAATATTCTGCTTATGATCTTTTTATGCGATGTGTACACACCAATGGAATTGCCTATGACATCATTCGACGTCAGCTTCCAATTATCAATCAAGAAATAGCAAAAATCTTAACTAATATTGTAGACTTTGAAATCTACTTTGAGGCTGATAATAAAAATCTTAATATTTTTATTAAACATCCACGATTTGAAGGAAGACCTTTGGATATGGGTTCAGGTGCAGAAAAAACACTCGCAGCCATGGCCATTCGTTTGGCGCTTTTATCTGTTTCTTCGCTCCCTAAGTCTGATATTTTTATTTTAGACGAGCCCGGTACTGCTTTGGATGTTGAGAACATGGATGGTTTTATTTCTATTTTGGAACTAATTAAGACATACTTTAAAACCGTTATTTTGATTTCTCATCTTGACGGTTTAAAAGATTGCGTAGATCAACAAATTATGATTGAGAAAAAAGAAGGATTTGCGCATATAGCTATTTAATATGGGGGAAGATTAAATGCCCGGTTTTGGCGATCCCGGTGACGATGATACAATTACGTGGACTTTATACACCGACGAATCTTATTTAAGAGTTGCTGCTAATTTTGTATTTAATTATTTTAAAAATATCTCAAGTAATTATAAATTTAACGATGATGATAATATTGGCCAAGCACCTTTTTCTCTTGGCACTAAAGGGCCCTCAACCTTGCGAGGTCGCGACAGCAGCTATAAAACAACAAGATAGAAATTCTTATGACAGTTTATTATGTAGCTAAAAGTGGAAATGACTCAAATGCAGGAACCAGCATTGGTGCTCCTAAGTTAACAATTGCAAATGCTGTAGCAGCGGCATACGGCGCCGGAACTGGCAATATTGTTGAGATTATTGATTCTGGACAATATAATGAAGGCGATATTGAAATTTATACGCGCTCCATCACAGTGCGAGCTACTGGAAGCAATAAGCCCATAATGGATGGTTCTGCGAATAACAATGATTACGCATTTCTGCCTTATATCAGTGGGAATGTTTTTCAAGGTCTTCATATGAGAAATTATGATGACGGGCTGATCAATACTAGTTATAATTCAAATGCCAAGTGCTTCATTCTTAGCGGTTGTATAGGTCACTTTATTGCGGGCCCACAACAAATTGGTAACGGAGCCACTCAACACGCCCAGGTAAAAGACTGTTTAATACTTTCAGACACTAGAAATCCTTTTACTTGTAATAATTCTAAAATATGGTTTAACAATAGCGTCATTGCTTCAAACAAAGTAGGATATCCTGCCATTGATTCTGCTCAGGCATACGTAAATGTAACAGCTAGTTTTTGTACTTTTATTGCTAGTGGTCATGATAACAGCAGCGGAAGGAATTATAATATTGTAAATCAAGTTTACAAAGTAATAAATTGTATTGTTTCTGGTAGCGGTGATGGGATTAATGCTTTTGATAGTACTTACAACTTGGTGAATGTTAGTGGCGATCCATTTATAGTCTGGAGTAACAACAGTTATGACGGTACCGCTCGATCAGCCAATACCGGTGAGATTACAGGAAATCCTCTTTTTCAAAGCGGCTCTCAGCCGGGAACGGCGACCCCTGCTGTAAATGGAAATGTAGATTTTGACACTCAATGGTATAAAATAAAAACCGGCTCGCCTGCGATTGATGCTGGAGCAGCCTATTTAGGTGTCAATACAGATATCAGTGGTAGTACGAGATCTAATCCTGATATCGGCGCTTATGAATATGAAGCTTCCGATCCGGATTGGAGTAGTTATTATGAAACATCCGGAAGAAGATATAATGAAGCTTTAACAAATCGTAGATATGAAAAATCTTTAGGGGATTATAGATATAAATATTCTGACTCTAATAGACAAGCGCCTTTTCATTTAAGCATTCCTGGGGCTGTATCCTTAAGAAGTAGAAGAACTGCATATTCCAGCAGTATCTAACGCTGTTTTAAACTAATTACAAACATAAAGGGAGAATATTATAATGGGTACTATAAAACCAATTCTAGATAAATCAATGGAGAAACTGCTATCACGAAAGTTAATGGTTTGGACAACCGCAACTTACTTAATGTTGTTTACTTCTTCACTAGCAAGCGAAGACTGGGTGGCTATTTCTTTAGCTTACATTGGTATTCAGGGACTTGCTGATATTGCTACACGATGGAGACATGGATCATGAAAATTACACAATCAAGACTTAAACAAATTATAACTGAAGAATTGTCTTTATATAAATTCTATGATGAAGAGAAAGATTGGGGCGCCACCGGTAATAGATTCGATGCGGCAAAGTTGCGATCTAATTTTCCTCTAGAATCCACAGAAAATCTAACAGATGATCATATAGAGGTTGCTATTCGCGATGCGATCCACGATGGGGGCGATATGGAAGATTTTGCCAACAAAGAAACCATGGTTTCCGGAATGTCTAACGCCGAAGCAATTAAACTAAGCTTGGGAGATAGTGTAAAAGATTTATGGCAAACATGGTCAGAGGATAATTCGTTGTAATGATTACACTCCTTACAATAAAAGCTTTTTTTAAAAAAGCATGGGTCTGGCTTAAACACAATTGGAAAGTACCGGCAATACTTTTATATACTATTGTCTTGTGGCTTTTTTTTAGAAGAAAAGATGCCGTTTATCAAGTTTTAGAAGAGAGAAACAAAAGCTATAAAAAACAAATTGATGCCATTAATGAAATCCACAACGAAGAGATTGACAAGAGAAATAAAATTTTAGAAAAATATAATGGTATTTTAAAAGATTTGGAAAAGCAATACGAAAAAGATAACCTTGAACTAGATAAAAACAAGAAGAAGGAGATTAAAAAGTTGGTAGAAGAATACAACGAAAAGCCAGATGAATTGGCAAAACTATTAGCAGAAAAGTATGGGTTAGAATATGTGGAATAAAATAACATCAATATTATTAGCATTGTCTTTGATGCTAACACCGGTATTAGCCATGGCTCAATCTCCTGTTCCTACAGGTGGTAAAATTACTGGTTTGCGTTATCAACAAAAAGCTCCCTATTCCGGAGTTTTATTGAACAGTATTGCTGCAGCAAAATTATTAACTGACAAAAATTATTCTGAAGAACAATGGAAATTAAAATTACAATATGAATTGGCCAAACAATCGGCTGAACTAAATTTAATCATTGAATCTCAAAAAGCTTCACATCAAGCTTTAGAGCAAAAACATTTAACTTTAATAAAAATCAAAGATAGTGAAATAGAACGTCTTTCAAAAATTGCCTCTAACAAAAAAAATTATTCTGTGTGGTGGGCTACGGGCGGTGTGGTAGTAGGAATTGGTTTAACAATTGCTGTAGTTTATGCCGTCCAGCCGGGACTTAAATAAAATGGCCCGAGGTATTGGTGAGTATAGCCGCGCGAAATTAATTAGAATAATTGATCAGCGTGTAAGTTCTGAGGGGGGCGACGGAGACATTACTAGTGTAACTGCCGGCAATGGACTTACAGGCGGCGGTACAACAGGAGATCTTAGCATAGCAGTTGATATCGGGGGCTCTGATGGTCAGCTATTATATAACGATGGAACAACTGATCTGGGTGGTGTCAGTAGTTTATCATTCAATGACAGTACCGGTGACTTACAAATAATCGATGATAAAAAATTAATTTTTGGCACTAATAATGATTCCCATATAGAATATAACGAAAACGGCGATGACTTTCTGATAATATCAGGTTCCTCTGCTGGAATGGTTTTATCTGGAAGTACTATTCAAATTAGAGGAACGCTTGTCGGTGCATCGCCTCTCCAAATTGCTGGTGGTATTGAAATTGTTTCTTTGGCTGGCGAAGCAACGACTGCTATGTCTTTTGGTGACAACATTAAGCTTAATTTTGGTGATGAGAATGACACTTATATAAAATATAATACAGTGCGGAGCGCCAATAGTTTAGAAATTTCTGGCTCTGTTGGTGGAGGAATCAGACTGCTTGGCGAGAAAGTATATGTTGATAAATTTTTAGGAATTGGAGTCTCTGAAGATGATATTACCCATGCCATTACTTTACCTAATAATGCTAACACATCAGGCCAGATTAAAGCAAATGCCTATGTTACATATTCTTCTGCGAGGCTAAAAGAAAATATCACACAGATTAATAATCCAATCGAAATTTTAAATAAAATACAAGGTGTGACTTTTGATTGGAAAAATAATAAGAAAAAAGATATAGGTTTTATTGCTGAAGATGTGGGTAAATATTTGCCACATATTGTAACTTGGGAAAAAAACAATCTAGATGCTCAAGGTTTAGATTATAATAAAATTATCCCAATTTTAGTGGAAGCAATTAAACATCAAGAAGGCAAAATCGACGCACTGCGCCGCGATTTAATTAAATTAAAAAATCTTATTGGTGATTAGGCATAATATAATTTACTCTCCTACTTACCCAAGCCTTCCCTTGACCGGGAAGTATAAAGGAGAAATAAATTAATGTCTGTAAATATTCAACATACAACTTATAGAGAGTATATTGATCTTCAAGATATGTCAGGTTCCAGCAATGCTGTGCCTACTCTTGAGGGTGGTATATACTACGGATCAGGTTCAATTGTAATGAACTCTGCTCTAAAGGTAGGCGGTAAGATTACCAATGTTACCGATCCTGCTGCGGCGCAAGACGCCGCAACTAAAGCTTATGTCGATGCGCAGTTAACTGCTCAAGACTTAGACTTTAGCACTGATTCCGGTACCGGCGCTGTCGATCTTGACAGCCAAACCATGGCTTTCGCTGGTTCAAGCGGTCTAGATGTTACTCACAGTGGCCAGACCATTACTTTCGCTATTGACGTTAACGAAGTAGCTGCTGAAACTGATGTTCAAGATGCCGATGCGCTTCTTATTTATGATAACTCTGCAGGAGCCAGCAAGAAGATGACTCGTGCCAACCTTTTAGGTTCTGCCGCTGCAGCTTTTAGCAACGGTCTTACTTCAACCACTGTTAGTGGTTCTGGTGCTGCTCAATTCAAGTCGCTTCACTCTGATGATGTAAATCTTGATGGTGGTAACATCGACGGTGTAATCATCGGTGCTGCTTCCGCTGCTGCTGGTACTTTTACCAGTTTAGTTGCTGGTGGCAACGTTGATTTAGGTGACGCTACAACTGACACCATTACTGCTACTGGTCGTTTTGATTCCGATCTTGTTCCTTCAACCGATTCTGCTCGTGACTTAGGTAGTAGTGCTCTTCAATGGAAAGATATCCATGCTGACGCAGGTTATATCGATGCAATGACCGTTACTGGCACTTCTACTCTTGGTGCTGTCACAGCAACCACTGTTAGTGGTTCCGGTGCTGCTCAATTCAAGTCGCTTCACTCTGATGATGTAAATCTTGATGGTGGTAATATGGATGGTGTAATCATCGGTGCTGCTTCCGCTGCTGCTTCTAACTTCACCACTGTTTCTGGTACTGTTGGTTCATATAGCTCGATGTTAGTTAATACAACTATCGGTGTCGCAGGTGATACTGATCTTCTTACTCTTGAGAGCGGTATGCTTTCGGTAGCTGGTGAGATTTCTGGTTCAGACGCTGCGGAGTTCAAGTCACTTCACTCTGATGATGTAAATCTTGATGGTGGTAACATCGACGGTGTAATCATTGGTGCTTCTGCAGTAGCCAACGGTTCTTTCGCTGCTATAGTCGGAACAAGCGCTACTTTGAGTAGCACTCTTACTGCTAATGCTGATGTTAATCTTGGTAACTCTGGCTCTGACGTGACTACGATTAGTTCACAGCTTACTGCTTCTGAGGGTGGTTTGTTCAATGATGAGCTTAAAGCTCATGGTGGATTGGTTGTTGACGGCCTTGCTGAATTTGAAGGTAACGTTCATCTTGGTTCCAATCAGTCTGATGATATCACCGTAAACGGTCGCATCGCTTCTGATTTTGATCCAAAAACTGATAACACTTATGACCTAGGTGCTTCTGGTTTAGAATGGAAAGATCTTTATGTTGATGGTGTTGGTTATATTGATTCTATAGATTGTGACACAATAAAGGTTGGAGATCTAACTGACAATCGTCTAGTCTTCGCTGGTGCTTCCGGTGAGCTAGAGGACAGTGCTAACCTTACCTACGATGGTTCAACTCTTGATATTGCTGCTGCTGTATCAGTTGATGGTGACATCACTCTTGATTCTGACCACGATGTAAAGGCTCGCTCTTTTATCACTTATTCAGATGCTACTCTCAAGACAAACGTTGAGACAGTCACAAACGCCATGGACATGATCCAAGGTTTACGTGGTGTTTCTTACGACTTGAAAGAGGGTGGAAAGCGTGAGTTTGGTTTCATCGCTCAAGAGGTCAACACAGTTGTTCCTGAAGTTGTTTCTACTAAGAACAACATGATGGGTATCGATTACACTCGTATTACTTCCTTACTTGTTGAGGCAGTTAAAACACAACAGGCTGAAATCGAGGCTCTTAAAAATAAACTAGACAAGTAATCTAATTTTTTAGATTGTTTGGCGGGGGAGAGCTTTCGGGCTCTCCCTTTTTTATTTTAAAAGTATAATTATTTTATAATAGAATTACGAGGATATAATGAGTAAAAATAAAAAAAATTTTAATAAAATAGCATATGTAGAAAAAGCCATGGCTAAAAAGTTTGGTGATAAGGTAATTGTCAATCCAAAATCACTTTGGACAGATGAAAAAGAAAAAGAATACCTCGAACACTTAAAAGAATTTTATTCTAGACAACGCAAAAAAGCAGACAATAGTGAGAAAATAGAAGAAGAAGGGTTTTTATTATCTAAAAATCTAATTAGTAAAGAATCTAAAAGAGTTTGTCCTGTGTGTGAGGAATACTCTTTTAATATGAAAGATGATCTTTATATGAATAAATTTGAATGCTGCTGGAAATGCTACATTCAATGGGTAGAAGATCGGGAAGAAAGATGGCTATCAGGCTGGAGACCAAACAAGGAGCAAATTTAAATGGCAACCGTATATGATATAGTAAAGGGAATTAATCAAGCTGCAGCAAATGCTTATGATGGTTCTCATGATAAAAGATTTGTAGAGGAAGGTGAGGAAAAACTTACTGGACTCAAAAGAGAACAGGGTTGTGTTGTTAATGACTCTAGAGTGATGGACGGTTTTAACGTTCGCTTGGCTGGTCCCAAACTAATAGTTTCCTATCAGTCTGAAATGCCTATGTCGGATTTTCACAATACAAAGTTAGATCAAGAATTAGAAGAAACATATGCTGGTATTATAAAGTTTTTAAAGAAAGAATATAAAAAAATAACCGGTGACGCTTTGTCTTTGAAAGAAGATGGAAAAGTGGATTTTATTCTTCAAAACATGTCAAAGATTCGCACTTGGGTTCAAGCTACTAAATCTTACACAGTGGGTAACTTGAAAGACGTGGTGGAGATTGGAGAGCCGTCTAAAGATACACTTGAAAGTAGCTTTAAAAAGTTTTTAGAACTTAGCACTGATAAAAATCCGGAAAACGTAACTCGAAAAGATGCCTAATGGCTTACAAACTAACCAAAGAAAAAATAGTCCAAGAGATTGTAAAATCTGGCAAAAAGCCGGTTTATTTTATAAACACTTATTGTAAAATCCCTCACCCCGGTAAGGGCCTCATTCCATTTAAAACTTATGATTTTCAAGGGGATCTTGTAGATAACTTAGCCCTTCACAGGTTTATTGTTGTTCTAAAGGCACGTCAGCTAGGTATTTCAACGATAACCGCAGCTTATATTGCTTGGCTTGTTTTGTTTCATCGCGACAAAAATGTTCTTATCGTGGCTACTAAATTATCAACTGCAGCAAACCTAGTTAAGAAAGTAAAAATTATTCTTAAAAACCTTCCTGAGTGGATACGTATTGCCGATCTTACAATTGACAATAAGAATAGTATAGAATTGTCTAATGGCTCTCAAGTTAAAGCTTCTTCAACTTCTGGAGACGCCGGTCGTTCTGAAGCACTATCTCTTCTTGTCATTGATGAGGCCGCACATATTGATGGCTTAGATGAATTATGGACCGGTCTCTATCCTACAATTTCTACTGGTGGGCGATGTATTGCTATTTCAACTCCAAATGGTGTTGGTGATTGGTTTCATGAAACTTATGTCGGAGCCGAAAGTGCTGAGAATGAATTTTTTCCTGTAAATCTCCCATGGGATGTACATCCGGAGAGAGATCAAAAATGGTTTGACACAGAAACCAAGAACATGAGTCAAAGACAGATCGCTCAAGAGTATGAATGTAACTTTAATACTTCAGGTGATACAGTTATCCATCCGGATGATATTCTGCGGATAAAATCAATGATTAAAGAGCCGGTTTATCGTGTGGGTTTTGATCGCAATACTTGGATCTGGGAGGAACCAAAAGATGAAAATAAATACTTATTGGTTGCTGATGTGGCACGAGGCGACGGCGCTGACTCTAGCACATTTCATGTTTTCAAATTAGAAACAATGGAAATAATCTGTGAATATAAAGGCAAACCAACACCAGATATTTTTTCTGAAATAATTTATTCAACTGGTTTACAATATAACAATGCTATGGTAGTTATTGAAAATAATTCCGTAGGTTTTCACGTTTTAGAAAAAATTAAAGAAAAGGGATATAGCAACGTATATCACTCAAAAAAGGGAAGTCATGAATATGTCGAGCAACACGCCGCATTGGGCAACTCGTCGGTAGTTCCCGGCTTTACAACTTCTCACAAAACTAGACCATTGATTATTGCCAAGTTTGAAGAGTTTATAAGAAATAAAGTAATTACTATTTATTCTAAACGACTAGCGAATGAGCTAGATACTTTTATTTGGAAAAACGGGAGACCAGAAGCACAGCGTTCTTATAATGATGATTTGGTAATGGCTGCTTCTATTGGTTGTTGGGTAAGAGATACGGCAATAATAGAGAACCAACGAGACATAGAATACAAAAAAGCATTTCTAAATGCTATGATATCCACTCGTACAACACTTGATACATCAGCCACTGGGCAAATGAAAGCTAGCATGAAAGACAAAATAGCAGAAGAACGCAAAAAAATGAAAGAATTTGGATGGATTTTTAAAGGATAAAATATGGCTGACAACACCGACAATAACACAAAAAACCCCGACTCTCCATTATTTAAAAGACTAACTCGTCTTTTTTCTGGGCCGATTATTAACTATCGTTCTCAAAACACAAGACAACTTCGTCGGAGAAGATTAGACAAATATGCACGAACTTTTAAAGATGTAGCTGGTCAAAAGTTTGAAAGAGCCGGTTACAATCCTTTAGATAATTTTAGTTCATATAATATGGACACTCAGTCACGCCTCACTCGTTATTCCGATTTTGATCAAATGGAGTATATGCCTGAATTAGCATCAGCTTTGGATATCTATGCCGATGAAATGACTACATTCAATGTCTACAACCGAATGCTTCGTATCCAATGTCCTGATGAAGAAATAAAGCAAATATTGGAAACTTTATACTATAAAGTTCTTAACTTAGAATTCAATCTTTTTGGATGGTCAAGAACAATGTGTAAGTATGGTGATTTTTATTTGTATTTAGACATTGATTCTGAAATGGGTGTACAAAACGCTATCGGTCTTCCATCGCGAGAAATCGAAAGACTAGAAGGTCAAGACAAAAATAACCCAAATTATATTCAGTTTCAGTGGAATAGCGCAGGTGTAACATTTGAAAATTGGCAGGTAGCTCACTTTCGTATTCTTGGTAATGATAAATTTGCCCCTTACGGAACATCAGTATTAGATCCCGCACGCCGAATATGGAGACAGTTAACACTGCTAGAAGATGCCATGATGTCTTATCGTATTGTGCGTTCTCCTGAGAGAAAAGTTTTTTATGTCGATGTGGGTAACATCCCCGCAGCAGATGTTGATCAGTTTATGCAACGTTTTATTACATCCATGAAACGCAATCAAATTGTCGATCCTGATACTGGACGAGTAGACCTACGTTACAATCCCATGTCAGTAGAAGAAGATTATTTTATTCCGGTACGCGGCGATGTTAAAACAGAAATTCAATCGTTACCGGGTGGAACTTTTACTGGGGATATTGACGATGTAAAATATCTTCGCGATAAGCTTTTTGCTGCCATTAAGATTCCTCAGTCTTATATGATTAGAGGCGAAGGCGCCGAAGAAGAAAAAGGAGCTTTAGCACAAAAAGACATTCGTTTTGCTAGAACAGTACAAAGACTACAGCGAAGTGTTGTAACAGAACTAGAAAAAATTGGAATTATACACCTTTACACATTAGGTTTTAGAGGTGATGATTTGATTAATTTTAATTTAAGATTAAACAACCCATCAAAGATTTCAGAGTTACAGGAATTAGAAACATGGCGAACGAAATTTGATGTTGCTGGAGCAGCAACCGAAGGCTTCTTTAGTAAGCGCTGGATTGCCCACAACTTGTTTGATATATCAGATGAAGAGTTCTTACGTAATCAACGTGAACTTTTTTATGATAGAAAAATTTCAACACAATTAGAACAAATTGCTGAAGAAGAGGCCGCAGCCCCTACTGGTGGACTAGGTGATCTTGGTGGTGACGAGGAGCTAGGCGGTGGCGATCTCGGAGGCATAGGTGATGAACCAGAGGAAGATTTATTGGGTGGTGACGAACTTGGAGGTGAAGAGCCGGCTGGAGGCGAAGACGAACCTTTATTGGCCGAACCCGGAATGAAACGTGATGATGGACCAACGGTTTATAAAGATGACGACGGCAACACAACTACAAGAGACTCTAAACATAAAATGTATCGTCCCACAAAAGATGATAAGCGCCGTTCTACCGGTCCCCGCAACCGACAGATGAAAGCATTGTCTCGTCATGAACTTGCAAAAATGCCATCTAGACAGGTAAGAATGAACCTTCCTGCAGGCGCCAAAGAGTTGCTTGGTTTAGGTAAGGGCATTTTTGAAAACAAAACAACTAATTATGAGAAGGAAGAAAAAGAAATCTTTGGCGTAAAAGACGATATTAAGAAGATATTCGAAGACTTGGAGCAAATTTAATGGCTAAACACAATAAAAAAAGAAACACTGCTTTTATTTACGAAGTATTAGTTCGTGAAATTATCAAACAAACAATTAACAAAAATAAAGAAAAAAGAGATATTGCCATCAATGTAGTCAAAGAGGCTTTTAAAAAAGGCACCGAGCTACGTAAAGAACTGGATCTTTATAAGGCACTATTGGAAACTAACAACTTGAACGAAAGAGTGGCTGAAAAATTAATGTTCGAAGTGAAAAAACAACACAAACAACTCGATCAACAAAAGATTTTTCAAGAGCAAAGCCATGCTATTTCTTCAATTAACAAGAGCATTTCTAAAGATGTATTTAACAATTTTGTTCCTAATTACAAAAGTTTAGCCACAGTATCCCAAATTTTTGGAACATCAGTTACTCCAAAAACGAAGGTACTATTAGAAACAAAAGTTATACAAAATCTTTCAGAAACCCCCGAAGTAACTGGTGAAAACAAAAAGATTTCTCCTTTAGTAATCAAAACCTTTACCAAGCGCTTCAATGAAACATATGGAGATCTTTTAGAAGAGCAAAAAACTCTTCTTTCAAAATATGTTTCTTCATTCCAAGATGATGGTACAGAATTTATCTTTTCTTTGAACGAAGAAATCGGACGATTAAAAGAAATTGTAAAATCATCTTATCAGTTAGAAGAAATTAAAGAAGATAAAAATTTATCTAACAAACTTGATGAGGTATCTAATATTTTGAAGAATTTCAATAAAGAACCTGTTAATAAACATAAACTATTGCAGGTTCTTCAAATTCAAAACCTAGCACAAGAGTTACAATCTTAATGGAAATTAAAATAGAAAAAACACCTAAGCCGATTACTATTCAGATTGATAAACCTGATGCTATAGTTAATTTAAAGGCAAAGAAAACAATTGCTGGTGATGTGATGATTTACGATCATCCCGACATAGATATTGTGGTTTCTCCAAAAGAAAATAAAGTTTTCTCATTGACTAAAAAAGATTACAGTGATCATGTTTATGCTACACAGTCTAGATTGTTTGATTACTTATCCAAACATGGAGTAGTCGATGCTACTAAAATAAGAGGGGGAAATGTTTTTGGTTCCCTTGAGGCCCCAATATTAATTGCCGAAGATGCGCAAAAAGATAAAGTAGATCCTTTACAAATTGCAATTTATTCGGTTGCTCAGTTTCTTCATGAAGAAGCCCCCCATGTTCGCGGATACAGAGAGTACGAAGAAAACTTTGATAAAGATCTGGTTGACCCTCCTGAAGACGAAACAACCGCCCTCGGCACTGTCCCTCACGAACCCCGCCAAGGAACAAACAACACCTATCCTGGCTCTACTGCAGCTTATGGACTAGTTGGATATTATTACGAGGAATAAATGGAATTAATATATTTTGTGCTAGCCGCTTACGGTTTAACTCAAATTCTTATCTACGGCTCCATCTTTAACAGGATACGCCCCAACAAAGACTGGCTACATGGTTTTGGCAAACTTTTTCATTGCCCAATGTGTATGGGTTTCTGGACAGGTGTGTTATTATTCAGCATAAATGACCAAACTGAACTATTTACTTTTGATTATAATATATTTAACGCTTTTATTTTAGGGTGTTTATCTTCTGGAACTTCCTATTTATTAAGCGTATTAATTAATGATTTTGGATTAAACTTGAATCATAGGAGAGATAATGAATAATTCATGGACAGGCCGATGGAAACTACAACCAGTACGTAGGTGCTGCAGCGGCTCTAGACTCATGCGGGTTGCGCCCGTTAGAAGGAATAGATAATGACTAAAAAACTTTTAAGAGAATTTTTTGAATTAAAGTGTGATGATCGTGGATGCCGCGACCTTCTTACCGAAGGTGAGAAAAAGATGATCAATGATGGATTTCTCATATTTCCAGCAAAACTCCAAGAAGCAGAGGCTACTAATGGAAACATGAGACAATACCCTAAATTGGTTTTAGAACGAGAAATTAATAATTACCAAAAACTTGTACAAGAAAGTAGAGCCTTGGGGGAGTGTGATCATCCCGACGATTCTGTTATTAATTTAAAAAATGCTTCTCACATGGTTAACCGTATTTGGTGGGAAAACAATAATGTTTTAGGAACAATTAAAGTATTGAAGACTCCTTCCGGAGATATTCTTCGAGGGCTTTATGAAAGTGGTGTACTTTTTGGTTTTTCATCTAGAGCAATGGGTTCACTTAAAGAAGGTATTGGTCAAGACGGAAGTAACGTTCAAGTGGTACAAGATGATTTACAGCTTATTTGCTTTGATGCCGTATCAGAGCCGTCAGCCCCCGGCGCGTATCTTATGCGTGAGGGCGTTGAAAAAAACCTACAGCAAATTTATACCAAAGGGGATAAAATCAATCGCGCATTAAATGAAATCTTAAGAGGGTATTCTAAATGAAATTAAATGAATCGAGTTTTAAGCAGCTTATTACTGAAGAATTAATTGTATCTTTACTTCAGGAAAAAAGAATTGTTCAAGCTGAAGAACTGTTGTGGGAAACGCGTCAACAACAACGTCTAGACGAAAAATGGTGGAAAAAAGTTTTAGGCACGTGGACACCAACAGATGAAGATATAAAGGATGAAACCCTAGAAGATAAACTGGAAGATTTAACTGTCAATGTTATTAGAGATTTAAGAGGTTCCGGTCAATATAGTAAAGAACAAGCAGAAGAAATTGTTAAAAAATATCTTGATGGCGACCCGGACATGACCAGAATAGATCACAAAGACTTAACCAATTTATTTTTCAAACTTAGTAAAAAACAAGCCGAGGAGATTGAAAAATTAGAAGCTGCAGAGGATGAAGCTGGTGACGCCGAAACGCAAGCTGGAGAACAAGAGGCCGAGGCTGATGGCGAGACCACTGCCGAAACAGTAAAAGATATTTCTACTTTACTTCAAGATCCTACCACGCGAAAGTTACTCTTAAGGGGTCTAATTACATTGTTAACCAATGATTCAGTCGAAAGAGTATTAGCAACTTTAAAGCCAGAAGGAGCGAGAGAAGCAGTGTTGACCTTTTTAAAGCAAGTAGCTGATATGGAGCCTAAAGCTCTACGACAGATTAAATCTCAGATGCAAGGAGAACTTTTCTCTAGTCTTATGGGCGGCGAGGAAATTTTTGGCTTGGCGACTGCTCAAGAGCTAGACCAAATGACAGATCCTTCGGCAACTCCAGAACAACAAGAACGCGCCGGAAAAACAGTTAAAAAAATGGTAGGAAAAGCAGCCGGTGACAGAGTATCAAGCAAGCTTTCGAAAGTAGGTCTCTCAGAGCAAGCTTATAGAACAATGGTCAAAAACATAACCATTTTAGAAACATTCAATCTCTATATTGAAAAAAGATTACTTATTCAAGAGGCAAAATGAAGAAATCAGATCTCAAAAAAATTATCAAACCTATTGTTCAAGAGTGTATAAACGAAGCGCTCACTGAGCAAGGATTACTCTCTAATTTAATATCAGAAGTGGTAAAAGGCTTACAGCCTATTCATACCCAACCTTCTGTTTCTGTGCCAAACCCACAAGTAGAGTTCCAGCAGCAACAATTAGAAGAACATCGCCAAGAGTTAGAAGCTCAAAAGCAACAGCAACTTAAAGAACAAAAAAGAAAACTTTTAGATGCTGCCGGTTTTGGTACTGATATTTTTGCGGGGACTGAACCAATTACTGGCGGAATCACCACAGAGAGTAAAGATCCTTCAGGCGGCAAAGCTGGGGCCTTGGCAGATGTTGATCCTAATGATCCTGGGGTAGATATCTCTGGAATCATGGCTCTTGGTGGTAGAAACTGGGGCAAGATGATTTAGGGGGATAAAATGTCTAGCAACAAAGTAATTAGAGTGGAAATAAAACCTAAATACGCAGATGAGCCACTCGAACGAATGATAAAAAGATTTAGCAAAAAAGTAAAAAAAGAACGCATTATAGAAAAAGTTCTTGAACGACGCTACTTTGAAAAAAACTCAGATAAAAAGCGTAGACTAGAGAAAAAAAGAAAAAGAGTCCTAGATAAACTCAAAAGAAAACATTCACAAAACTTAGATAGACGATAATATAAGGTATTTCTTATATTAACTTACTAATTAATCATATAATTAAAGGAGAAACTCATGTCTTCCATGTTAGAACAAGCAATTATCGACGCTGATGAACTAAAAGAAACAGCAAAACAAACCGCCGAAGAGGCAATTGTAGAAAAATATCAAGATGAGATTAAAGAAGCAATTGAAAAAATTCTGGAGCAAGACGAACTTACCGAAGAGGGTGAGCCTGTTGAAAGTGAAGAGGTTAAAGATCTCGTAGAAGAGCTACCATCTGCACAAATGGGAGAAATGGATGAGGTTGTAGAAATCGATCTCAACAAGCTTGAAGAAATGATGGCAGAAGAGTTGGAAGAAGGCGAACTTGATGCTGCTGATATGCTTGAACGCGAAGAAGTTGCTGAAGAAATTGACGCCTTGACCGAAGAAGAAGTAGAACTCGATGAGGACATGCTAGCAGAACTTACGGACGAAGAGGTTGATATCACCGAGGAAAATATTGCCGCTCTTGTTGCGGAGATTTTAAGTGAAGATATGATTGGAGATTCTACGGCAGAAGAAACAGCAGAAGCTGATGAAGAAACTGCCGAAGCTCTTGAAGAAGTTGAAGAACTAGAGGAAGACAAGGCAGAGGAAGAGGCCAAGCCCGATTATATTGATTTGGATGGAGATGGAGACAAAGAAGAATCCATGAAAAAAGCAGCCGAGGACAAAAAGAAAGCCGGAAATCGAGACACCCGTGATGATATGGGTGGTGGCCACGGCGATTATAAGGTTGCAAAAGAAAAACCTGACTTCCCTTATAGAGAATCTAAAGAACTCCAAAAAGAAAACAAATCACTTTTAAATGAACAAAAGAGAACAGAACGAAAAGTCCAACTATTGAAAGAAAAAGTAGATAAGTATGGCACAGTCATTAAACAGCTTAAAGATAAGCTTAATGAAAGCAACTTGACTAATGCTAAGTTGCTATATCAAAATCGCATTTTAAATAGCGTCTCCTTGAATGAGCGGCAAAAAGATAAAATTGTCGAAGCTATCTCAAATGCAACTACGGTTGAAGAAGCAAAATTGATTTTTGAAACTCTTCAGAGTGCGGTGGGTGTTTCTAAGCGTAAGCATAAGAGACCAGAATCACTGAACGAAGTTGTAACACGTAGCTCTTCAGCGTTTTATCCTCGTAAAGAGGTAAAACCCAGTACGGATGTTTTTTCCGATAGGATGAAACGTTTAGCTGGTTTGAAATAGAATTAACAAGGAGATAAAAAAATGTCTATTTTACAAAAACTTACAGAGGGTGTCGTTAATCGCGACATGCGTAAGGAAGGTGCTGCTCTCCTCGAAAAGTGGGAGAAGACAGGTCTTCTAGAAGGTCTCCAAGATGATGCTGCCAAGAATGGCATGGCTCGTCTTTTGGAGAACCAAGCGAAGCAACTCTTAAAAGAGGCAGCTTCAACAATGAGCGGTGGCGATGTCGAAGGTTTCGCTGCTGTTGCATTCCCAATCGTTCGCCGTGTTTTCGGTGGACTTATCGCTAACGAGCTTGTTAGTGTACAACCAATGAGCCTACCTAGTGGTCTCATCTTCTTCCTTGACTTTACATTCGGCGGTGTTCTCGGCGGTGATAGTAGTCGTCTTGGATTTGATGATGATAAATCCCTTTATGGAGGTAACAAAGTTGGTAGTGCGATTACCGGTGGTGTTGATCTTGCTGGTAACGATGGCGAGGATGCCGGTCAGTTTTATAACTTGACAAACGGTTATTCTTCACCAACCGGCTCTGGTACCATTATTTCAGCTTCTTATATTGTTCTTTCGGGTTCAATCACTGAGGGTGGTAAAGCTGCTTCTGCTGATCAATTTCCTGGTGGCACAAATGGTTACGGTGGATTTACAGCCGATGAGGTTACTTCTCTTCTTCGTTTTGATCCTGACTTACGTTCTGGATCGGTTTTCGTTGTGGTTGAAAAAGACATGTCGACAGCCATGGGTCTTGTTACTCCAAACGCGAAGTTTGATTATAACAACCTTGCTGCGGCAACCATTGATGGTTTGACCGAGGGTAATTGTATCCGACGTTTGACTCACCTCAGTCAAAGTTCTGATGGTGGTACTACATCTAAGACTAAAGTTCGCTTTGTTGCTGTTGGTACTGGTTCTGCTGACACTATTGCTGGTCAGATTGGTGCAGTTAAACTCTTTAAGGCCGATGTCGCAGCCGGCACGTTGACTTACCCAGCCACTGACAATTTTGCCGCTGGCGGCGCCGTTGGCTCTGTCGTAGGTGCTGCTGATTGGGGTCTCGAAAACAATGTAGATATTCCCGAGATTAACCTTAAGGTTGATTCCGTGAGTGTTACTGCGATGACCAAAAAGCTTAAAGCTAAGTGGACACCAGAATTGGGTCAAGACTTGAACGCATATCATAACTTGGATGCCGAGGTAGAACTTACTTCGCTTCTTTCCGAGCAGATTGCCTTAGAGATTGATCGTGAGATTCTTGAGGATCTCGTAGCTGGTGCTTCAGGCGCTGTATACTACTGGTCACGTAGCCCAGGTCTTTTTGTTAATAAGACCACTGGTGCTGAAGTTGGAGCTAGTTCTGCTGCCCCTGACTTCACGGGTACTGTTTCCGAATGGTATGAGACTCTTGGTGAGACAATTAACGATGTATCTGCACAAATCCACAGAAAAACACTTCGTGGTGGTGCTAACTTCATTGTTACTTCACCAGAGGTTGCTAACATTCTTGAATTTACCGCTGGTTTCCGCGCCAACATAACTGTTGACGACTCTAAGGGAACTGCTGGTACACAAAATGTTGGTAATCTCAGCAAGCGTTATGACGTCTATGTTGATCCTTACTTCCCACGTAACCTCGTGTTGGTTGGTCGCAAGGGCAACTCATTCCTAGAGAGCGGTTTTGTATACGCTCCTTACGTTCCATTACAAGTTACTCCTACCATTTTTGGTACCGAGGACTTTGTACCACGTAAGGGTGTCATGACCCGCTATGCTAAACAAATGGTCCGTTCTGATATGTACGGTCTTGTTATTTGTCGTGGCCTTCTAGGTGAGAGTGGTGCCAGCTAGGCCGACTTAACTTAGAATAAGTTATATTAACCCCGTACTTCTTAGGAGGTGCGGGGTTTTTTTATTTTTAATGATTTCAAAAAGATGAACCATACACAAAGTTTATATCTTTAAACCGCCAACTGGAATAAATCTAGCTTACTAATTATCGTACCCATGTTTCTAACATGATTATAAATGGTAAAAAACCAAGGGAGGGTTTTAAAAATGGGTTCAAAAAGAGTAGGTCTTGCAAGAACGCAAGCCTTAATAGAAAATTTAAAAAGAGAATTACAAATGAATCAGACATCTTTTGTAGGGCAAAAGCAAAAAGTAATTGCATTAACTAATGCTTCTACTACTGCTAAAGTTTTGACCGCTAATGACTCAGGTGCGCTTATCACGCTCGATCCGAGCACTGACTCAGCGACAACCATCACTGTCACAATGCCTACACCGGAAGCAGGATTGACATTTGACTTTCTTATTAGAAATGATCAAGTTAACGCTGCCGCAGATATTATCCTGCAGACAGCCGCTAACGGTCATGACTTCGAAGGCGCTATTGTGTGTGATAATGGCGCAGTTGGAATTCAAGAAACGTTGGCATCTACGAGCAAAATCACCATTGACGCAACAAATGTGAAAACTGTTTTTGGAACTACCGCTAGGGTTACTTGCGACGGTACCGATTACTATATTGTTATCACTCACCCACAAGATGCTAAAAATTGTGTAGCCACCGCTGCAGGTGGTGGAGTACAATTTGTTCTAGCAGCAACTCTATAATAAAAATATAAATACATTTTTTGCCCCCTCTTCGGAGGGGGTTTTTATTTTAAAAGCAACTATTTATAATAACTTATAATATTATTAAAGGAGATACCCATGGGAAAGAAAAGAAGAATGATCGCTCATCCCCAAAAGTACGGTAGAAAATTTGCAACTCATCCGGCAACTCGTAATATTTCTGAAGATGTGGCTGAAACGAAAACAACTGAAACAGTTGTAGAGACTGTTGTAGCTAAAGAAGAAACAGTTGAAACAGTTTTGGCAAGTGTTGAAAAAACTGCCGTTGAAACACCAACACCCACGGTGTCTGAAACTACGACGACTGTTAAAAAAACCAATAGACCCACTAAAAAGAAATCCGCTACTAAAAAGAAATCATCTTGGTCACGAAAGAAACAGAAATAGACTTGCTGTTTATAGTTCCCTCAACTATTTACTAGAAGGAGAACTTGGTACATGGCTTATCCCACATTAACACCTACATCACAAACTAGCGCAATCGCTTTACCTTCTGCTAGTTTACCCAGCGAAGCAGAAGCTGCGTCATTTCCGTTTGAGATTTACACTACTGATGAATACTTTTTATCAGGCGCTGCAGATCAAGTGGCCTATACATATAGAAAGCTAGGTGGAGATGTATTAGATATTGAGCTTACCAAAGAACAAGTTTTTTCAGCATATCAAGAAGCTGTTTTGGAATATTCTTATCTTTTAAATATTCATCAAGCTAAGAACACTATTGGTGATTATCTAGGCGCAAAGACAGGATCTTTTGACGAAGACGGCCAGATTCAATCTGGAGATGCTCTATCTGGTTCAAATGTTGCATTAAAGTTTCCTAAATTTGAATTTAAATATGTGCGACGAGTAGGTCATGGATATTCGACCGAGGCCGGCTTCGGAGGCGTAACTCCTATTTATTCGGCTAGTTTTTCAACTACCCAAGACGTACAAGATTATGATCTTCAGGCAATTATTTCAGCTTCAGCAGATGGCAATGGCTTACCTTATTCCGGAAAAGTAGGAGATAACCGTGTTAATATTACCAAGGTTTTTTATAAGACTCCACAAGCAATGTGGCGCTTTTATGGCTATTATGGTGGTTTAAATACAGTGGGCGATCTTACGAGCTACGGACAGTATGCTGATGATAGTACTTTTCAATTGGTCCCTACATGGCAAAATAAAGCCCAAGCCATGGCCTTTGAAGACGCAATATTTACAAGAAACAGCCAATATAGCTTTGAAATAAAAAATGATCGATTAAGAATATTTCCTCAAACAACGATGGTAGGTCCGACAACTATGTGGGTAGAGTTTTTTATTGATTCTGACACTCCATGGAAGGACGATTCCGGAGTTGATAATGGAGTTGATGGAATAAGTAATATAAACAATTTACCCTTTGAGAACACACCTTATCAAAAAATTAATTCAATTGGTAAGCAATGGATCCGTCGTTTTTCACTTTCTTTGTGTAAAGAAATGTTAGGAAACATTCGTTCTAAATTCACAACTATTCCCATTCCTGGTGAAAGTGTCACGCTAGATGGCCCAGCCCTTCTTAGCCAAGGACAAACCGAACAAGAAAAGCTACGAGAAGAACTAAAAACTATCTTTGATGAACTCACTTACGCTAAGATTGCTCAAAGCGATGTTGAACTTTCTGACGCCGTAAACAATGTACAAAAGCGAATCCCAATGTTAATTTATCCGGGGTAATATAAACAATGTCTGATGAAAATAAATGGTCACAACCCACACAGCCACCTCCCCCTTTATTTTTGGGAGAAAAAGAGCGCAATCTTGTAAAACAAGTTAACGACGAGCTAATTGAGCGCGTTATAGGTCAGGGAATATTTTATTACCCCATCAGCATAGAACATACTAATTTTCATCCTCTTTATGGCGAGGCTTTAGAAAAATCTTTCTCTAATCCAATTCGGGTATATGCTTTAATTATGTGGGAAGGTTTTGTTACCGAAACAACAAAGTTGGGAATTGATAAACGCCCTTCAATTGTTATTCATTTTCATAAAAGAAGACTAACTGAGGATCAAGATCTATTTGTTAGAGAGGGTGATTTTGTGAAATACGGTGACACTTTTTATGAAATAGTAAACTTAAACGAGCCAAAACAAATTTTTGGCCAAGTAGAACATAAGATGGAAGTAGAAGCAAAATGTATTAAAGCTCGCGAGGGAACATTTAATGCCAAGTAAAAAAGAACAATTTGAAATAGAAGTTTCTACTTTAGAAACAGTTGATTATGCGTTGTATGATTTTATAAACGATAAGTTAAATAATTTTTCTGCAGATAACTCTGGTCGCAAAAAAGTTCCTATTCTTTGGGTTACCGCTGAAAGATCTTTTTTATCAAAAGACAACAAAGATCTGAGGGACGATGATGGCACTTTAAAACTTCCTTTGATTACTATTGAAAGAGTATCAGTGTCCAAACAGCTTGAAAATAAAGGCGCTTATTTTGGTAATCCCGGTACTCATTTAGATCCAGCCCGAGGCGGCAGAATTACAGTATCGCGCAAAATCGTACAAGATAAAACAAATAATTTTGGAGTTGCTGATAATATAAAGAAATTTGATGATACAACGCGCACACCGGGCCAACAACCCTATTACCCCTCAAACAACAAAAAAGTTGTTTACGAGACGATTTCTATGCCTATTCCGGTTTATTTAACTATGAATTATAGTGTAACAGTGCGCACTGAATATGTGCAGCAGATGAATAACCTAACAACCCCCTTTGCTACACTAGGTGGCCACGTTAATTCTTTTTTAATTCGAAGAGACGGCCACCAATATGAAACGTTTCTTAGATCCAATTTTGCTTATGATAATAATATAAGTAACATGGGGGATGGAGAAAGAACATATGAGACTACTTTTGACTTTGAAGTCTTAGGTTATATTATTGGCGAATCACCCAATGGCGACCGCCCAAAAGTCATAAAAACCCAAAACGCCGTGGAAGTAAAAATCCCTAGGGAACGTGTTATTTTAAGTGAGAAGCCTCGTTACGGAAAAGACAAAGGATTTTACCGAGATTAACAACTAATTAATAGAGAAACCTTCAGGTACGGCATATAAGGAGAACTACTAAATGTCCATTGAAAAATATAAGTTTATTTCACCCGGAATATTCACAAGCGAGATAGATAACACGGGAAGATCAGCCGATCAAGAAAGCCCCGGACCAGTAATCATTGGTAGATCGGAGAAAGGCCCCATCTTAAAACCAACTAAGGTTACGTCATATACACAGTTTATTAGCGAATTTGGTAATCCAATTCCCGGCGGTAAAGGTGGCGACGTAGCTCGTGAAGGCAATTACACTTCTCCAACTTATGGTGCCTATGCCGCACAAGCGTGGTTTAGAAATAACCAACCCTTAACTTATGTTCGTGTAGGAGGTCAAGCTCATAACAATGCGACTGACGGCAATACCGCCGCTCTCGCCGGCTGGCGGACAACTAATCAAACAGCCAGCCATGAAATAGATTCCAACGGTGGCGCATATGGTCTTTTCGTTGTAGATTCTCCAACTTTGGATTTTGGTTCTGGTTCTATTGATGTTATAAACAAATCAGGTATCTCCCAAAATGATACAATTAAAGCACTCATCAATGGCACCACGGTGACCATTAGTGCTTCCACGTTAAACTTGTTCCCCGCACATTATCATTCGGCAAACGCGTACAGCACAGGCTCTACAGCAGCACAAACTGCTAAAAATATTACTGGTTCTTTATTGTTGGCCCTTTCAGGCACCACAGCGCTTAGTCCAATAGCACATAAAGTTGACGTTACTGCAGCTTCCGACAAGGTGACAATTAAGCCTAACTCGGTTGGCCTTACAAATAGTCTACCAGAACTCAAACTAGCAGTTTCTCAAAGTAGTGGTTATAACACCACAGGCTTACAGCTTACAGCTTCTCAGGGCGTTCAAACCGCTGGCCTTGCCACTGAAAATGGTATCGCTAATAATACATTCTCAATGAATACCATTGGCTCTTCATCACAAAACACGGGTACTCTTGCCGCTGTGTGGTATCTTGACCAAGACGCTAAAATTGGTCTTTCTGGAACTCTTTCATCTGATGGTACCACAGGCGCTCACTCATCGGTATACATTGACTCAGTAGGCAGCAAACAATTTAAAGTTGCTATTACAGACGGGACTAATGGCGTAGTTGTTGATAGTACTTTTGATTTTACAGATACTAGTGATAGTTTTATTCGAAGAGTTTTTAATACTAATCCTATTTTAACTAATAGCAATTGCGTTAAAACAACTAGTCATTCTTTTAGTCGTTATTGGCTTGGTGAGTCATACGAAGGTGATGTTAAACAAACCCTGTCTAGCAATAACCATGTTGGTGTCATTCTGCCTCTTGTTAGCGGCAGTACATATAACGGAGCAAGTTTCCGAAAGTCTTATCAAGATGCTGAAACCGGTTACTTCTTTGCTCAGGATCTTAGCACAGGTAACGAGGCTACGGGTAGCTTTGATGTGACAACTACACAAAACTTGTTTAAGCTAGTTGCGAGAAATAGTGGCGACTTTGTATCACGAAATCTTAAAGTTTCAATTAAAGATATTAAAGCTAGCGCGCTAGACTCAGCCGATCCTTACGGTTCATTTAGTGTTGTGATTCGCAAAATTACAGATACCGATAACCGTGTTGAAATAGTTGAACAATTTAACAACTGCAATCTTAACCCTTCTTCTGAAAACTATATTGGACGAAAAATTGGTGATAGATATGAAACATGGGATGAAAGCGACCGTCGCTATCGTGAATATGGATCATACCCCAATCAATCAAATTTTGTTTATGTAAGCATTCCCGAAGAAGTGGACAAGGGCGACACGGATGCGCGGTATCTTCCGTTTGGCGTTCGCGGCCCATTACGTTTTAACTCTTTCGTTGATGCTTCTCACCCAGGAGCTATTGGAAACACACTTGTAAGTGGAGGTATAGATGATTACGTAAACGAGACTCTTTCTGGAAACAAATTTATTATAGGCGAAACAGACGGTTTGATTAAGTTTGAGTTCCCGCAGTTAAGAATGCGTATTTCTGGCTCCGAAGGAGATCCTGTTAATCCAATTGATTCTTTTTACGGCGTTGATACAACATTTAACACATCACGTTTTGATAAA